TTGACGCGAGGATTGTGGGGTGATTCATTATCATGGAACTCCGATCACTCCAAAACATGCTTTGATCGCAATGTCTGGCCAGCATTTTTGTGTGTCTTATTTCAGGCCTGATAATTTGAAAATTTGTTTAAAAATTGGACAGTCACTTATGTTTGATAACGGTGCATTTTCATGTAAAACGAGGGGAGTGCCGTTCAATATGCGAGGATTTTATGAATGGCTTGACCCGTTGTTAGCGCATCCGCACTGGGCAGTGGTGCCCGATGTTATTGATGGGAGCGTGGAGCAGCAACGCGAAATGATCAAGACATGGCCATACGGTAAGCAGTTTGGTATCCCGGTATGGCACCTAGGTCTGCCGATTGATTATTTGCTGGAGTTGGCAAATGATTGGGGACGAGTTTGTTTAGGTTCATCTGAAGCATATTGGCAAGTTGGGTCATCGGCTTGGTCGGCGCGGATGGATGAGACATTCAATGCCTTGCATCGAACTTTTGGTGTTCGACTGCCGTGGACACATGGTCTTCGGATGCTTGCGCAAGGAACAAAACAATGGCCTTTATCCAGCGCGGATAGCGTTAATGTTGCTTTACATCACGCGGAGCAAGTGGAATGCGCTGGTTGTATGGCTAAGCGAATTAATCGTCAAAACCCGCCAACTACTTGGAAATTAAAGGAAACACAAGGAATTTTATTATGAATTTAACCATTGCAGCAGTGTTCGTATACGCGGCGGCTATGATTTTGGCTAATCTTTCTGTTGCCACATTTGGTCCTTGGGTGAGTTTAATTAACGCCTTTTTATTGATTGGATTGGATTTAGCGTTGCGAGACTGGTTGCATGTACGGTTAAAGGCATGGCAAATGAGTGCATTAATTGCCGGCACCGGGGCATTGACTTATGCGCTAAACCCAGCCGCGGGGCAGATAGCGATTGCATCATTCGTAGCGTTTACTGTTGCATTATTGGTGGACTGGATTACTTTCATCAAATTGCGCGGATCTTGGATGTTCAGAGCTAATGGATCGAATGTTGCTGGTGCAGCGGTTGATTCTCTAACGTTTCCGACTTTAGCATTTGGCGAGTTAATGCCTGATGTAGTTCTCGCTCAGTTTGCTGCCAAAATTGCCGGTGGCGCAATTTGGGCATGGATATTAACTAAAACGCTGCGCAATGAAAATATGCAAAATATTTGAAGCAAGGATTGTGGGGTGATGACAATGCAACTGCGTGAATATCAACAGCGAACCATCGACCAGCTTTATGCGTTACAATGCAAATATCCTCATAAACTTAAGGACATTTGCATTATGGGCAAGCCAATCATCAGCATGGTCGGACTTAAGTCTCACAGGTGGACTGTTTTGTCTGAAGCGCAAAAACCATCTGGCGCATCACAAACTGGAAAGTTTTGGAACTGTGTTTGTGAGTGCGGCACACAGCGCGTCGTTTATGGCGAAACCATCAGGAGTGGAAGCAGCAAGTCTTGTGGTTGTTTAAAGGCAGAGAAAAGCGCAGTCGCTATGAAAGAAATGAGGCTGCGCCAATCTGGCTCTTTGCAAGACCGATTTTTTTCTCGGTTTGTCAAACTTGAAAATGGTTGTTGGCAATGGAGAGCGCACACCGATAAAGATGGATATGGAATCTTGCCCGGTGCAAATCAAAATACAAGATCACACCGCCTTTCGTATGAGATTCACATCGGTGAGATTCCTAAAGAAATGATTGTCTGCCATCATTGCGACAACCCAGGATGCGTTAACCCTGATCATCTTTTTGTCGGCACACCGAAAGACAACGCACATGACGCATTGCAAAAAGGTAGGCACTACATTGGAGAAAAAAACGGTCGATCAAAACTGACTGTAGAGAAAGCCAAAGAAATATTGAACTCTGACATGAATGGCCAAAAACTGGCAGATAAATTTGGTGTCAACAGATCAACAATCAACAATGTTAGAAGAGGCGTAACGTGGAAAAAATAGAATTGCGTGAGTATCAATCTCGAGCACTGGACATGCTGTATGCGTGGTTTGAGAAGAATTCAACTGGCCATCCAGTGTTGAATATGCCAGGTGGATCTGGCAAATCCGTAGTAATTGCGTCGCTTGCCAAAGATGCACTGCAAAACTGGCCTGAGACGCGCATCTTGATGCTGGTGCATTCTAAAGAGTTAATTCTTCAAAACGCCGACAAGCTGCGCAAACTGTGGCCAGGTGCGCCTCTTGGCATTTATAGCGCAAGCGTTGGGAAGCGCCAACTGAAGGAACCGATCACATACGCTGGCATTGGGTCTGTGGCCAAACGTGCCAAGCAGATCGGGCACATTGACTTGTGCATCATCGACGAGGTTCACGCCGTATCAACCACTGAAAACGGCATCTATCGTAAGCTGATTGCCGACCTCCTCAAGATCAACCCGGACATGCGTATTGTGGGCTTGAGTGCCAGCCCGTATCGTCTTGGCCAAGGGCTGATAACCGAAGGGCCAACTGCGATCTTTTCAGAAATTCTGGAGCCGGTGAGCATTGAAGAGTTGGTTTTCAAAACTCATCTTGTGCCGCTTCGTTCCAAGATCACCAAGCACAAACTGGACACTGATGGACTGCATAAACGCCAAGGAGAATACATCGCCTCCGAGATGGAAGCCAAGTTCAACACCGACGATCACAATCAGGCCGTGGTGCAGGAAATTATTGAAAGAGCAAGCAACCGAGCACATTGGTTGATTTTTTGCTCTGGTGTTGCGCATTCTGAGGCCGTTGCCGAGCGCTTGCGTGCTTCCGGCATTGCTGCCGAAGCCTTGGACGCAACGCATAGCAAATCAGAGCGCGAGCGCAAGCTGGCCGACTTTGAGTCTGGGCGTATGCGTGCTATTTGTTCGGTTGGAATTTTGACGACTGGTTACGACTTTCCTGCGCTGGACTGCATTGCATTCTTGCGTTCTACGATGTCGCCAGGGCTTTACCTGCAAATGGCCGTGCGAGGCATGAGGCCGTCCGCTGGCAAGGCTGACTGCCTGGTGCTCGACTTCGCCGGAGTGGTGGCCACGCACGGTCCGATCACGGCCGTACAGCCGCCCAGGAGGGCGGGAGAAGGCAACGGCGAAGCGCCCGTAAAGGCTTGCCCAATGTGCCACGAACTATGCGCCTTATCAGCTCGACAGTGCCCGGCCTGCGGGCATGTGTTTGTCTCAGAGGAGCGCAAATTTAAGCTGCACAATGATGACATCATGAGCTTGGGTGGCAGTCAGATGGACGTGAGCTACTGGAATTGGCGCAAGCATGTCAGCCGCGCCTCGGGCAAGGAAATGTTAAGTTGTTCTTATTATGGTTCGGCACTGTCTGATCCGGTGATCACTGAGTACCTGGCAGTCATGCATGACGGTTACGCGGGACAAAAGGCGCTGCAGGATCTGTACATGGTCGCTCAGTCGGCCCAGGCAAGCCTATCTGAATCGCTGTCATCCTCAAACCTGGATCGAATCGCCGACTCCATGAACGATGGCACCCCGCCGGCACTAATCAAATTCAAAAAAGATGGCAAGTATCATCGAGTGATTCATCGTCAATGGAGTCAAAGTTAGTATGAAAGTTCAAAGCGAACATATGGAGCAATGTCTGTTTGTACAATGGTTCCGTCAAACATATCCAAAGATCAGAATATTTGCCATCCCCAACGGTGGCGGCCGATCCAAGGCCGCAGGCGCAAGCTTGAAAGCCGAAGGGGTATCTGCAGGCGTACCTGATCTCTGCATTCCAGAGTGGAACACCTGGATCGAGATGAAGCGCTCTGCAGGCAGTCACCTCAGCCCAGAGCAGCGGGACTGGATGGCCTACCTGGAGAGCATCGGACAGACATGCGTCGTAGGGTTCGGCTGGGAAGACGCCAGAAAGAAGATACTTGACAAGCGGCGGTGTTTATCCGACGAACGGTAGGTCTTTTTTGTTTTTTTTACCAAAAAATGCCCTAAGATTCGTTTCACAGCAATGTTGCTGTGACAAAAAAACGGAGCACACACCATGCAAACAACTATCAACCATGTAGACACCCTAGGCGCTCTTTTGGCTCAGATCAAAGATCTTGAGGCCAAGGCTCAGGCCATCAAGGATCAGATCCTTGACTCGGCCACGCTGCCCGGAGGCAGCAAAATAACTGAGGGGTCGCTGTTCAAGGCGACCGTAGTTGAGTCCAACCGCCAGACGGTGGACTACAAATCCCTGTTGCTGGAGGCCAAAATCCCACCAGCAATGATTGCTAGGCACACCAAGGTGGCCGCAGTCTTTGCGGTGCGCGTAAGCTCGCGATGATTCGCAAGCGCCCAACAGTTAAATACGGAATCTTGGACGATCTCAATGAGGTCGTCCGTTGGGTTTGGGATCAACCAGGCAAAGAATATGCATTTGTCATAAAAAAAATAAAAAGACCTAAAAAAGAAAAAATTGACTTCAACAAATTTGAGGAGGCTTTGTTTTAATCATGTTTGATCTTGTTTGTTTGGCTTGGGAAACTTTTGGGTTTTCTGTTTTTATGTTTGGCATTGGAGTGTTCTATGGATTATGCAGAGTATTTGATTCGTGCGAAGGAATATTTAAGACAAACGTATGATTTTGCGGCCATTCAGGAGTTTGATAAGGCACATGAAACGTGTCTTATGTGCTTGGCAGAAATACGCATGGCGTTGCATGCGATCAATGAAGTTAAACAGCAATTTGAAAAAAGGAAAATCAAATGAAACCGTTTGAAATAATTAAAACGCTGACTGATGCCGGGTGGTCCGTAGCTCAGATCGCCAAATCCAGTAATCTTTCGTACCTAACTGTACGCAAGATATCCATTGATCCCGAGTCTGATCCAAGATTCCGGGTGGTTGAGTCTTTAAGGGCTTTGTTGGGCATGCCGCCGCCAGAAAAAGTATCAAAGAAAAAGAAAAATAAGGAAGTGATTATGCGAGAGGCGCTTGAGATTATTGCATCTGCCAGTGAGCAAAATCTCGGCATTGTTCAGTGTGAAGCTTTGGCAAAAACTGCTTTGGGAATTAAATAAATGAATGACATACGATACCAAAAATACTTTGATTGGATAGGGGCACAGGTCGTAAACGCTAACGATTTATGCAAGGAGTTCAACATTTCCCACGCATCTGCCCGACATAACCTCGGGCAGCTTGTAAAGCTGGGGTTGTTGGACATCTTTGATATGAAGAACCGTGCAGGATTTGTCTGCAAACATTACAGTAGATCTGTAGCAGCAGGGCCTCCTCCACCAGAAGTGCAGCAGGAAGAGACTCCTGCTGAAACGGTAATGAGCGCATCCAAGAAAGCATATCTTGGTTTGTGCCACGATATTACAGGAATAAAAGTAGAACTTAAGAAACATATGGACGACTGGTATTTACCTATGTGCCACATCAACGCTTGGCCGTTTACAAACCCTCGTGGAGATTTGTATGATGAAGAAAGGCTTTATGGAATTAAACCTTCCAGCGCCTAGAGACGAGCAGCCTGTCATGGTATTGGATGGCATTGTTTACTACCCGCACTACAAAAAGCCACAAGTGTGG